TCTATTAAATGTTATTGTTATCGCTGCTACTTTCATACATCATAAGCTCCTGAGTTTTTACTACCCGGTATATGACAAACATAATATTCCGGCGTTTTAATCTTTGTATTATTCTTGAATTTTAATAATTTCTGAACAAAGATATGATCATGCGAATACTTACCCTGTTCTTCCCATAAAACACTAAGCGATCTTTTATGTACCACATTTGATGTTCCATGTTTACCTATCCGATTTATATCACAAGGATTTTTAAACCAGTTATCAAGTCGTGGAATATAATGAATATCATCAAACCAAACCCAATCATAACCATTAATCCCCTCGGAAATGATTTTAAGGTGGTTCTCCCCATAGACATCATCTATATCTAGATAAACTATCCAATCTCCATTAGCATTCAAAATACCCGTGTTTCTGGGCCTCCCTGACCATAATTTTACGTGGTCAACCATCATTATGCTTATCCTGTCATCTTCAATGAACTTTGTTATAATCTTCATTGTTTCCAAACAGCCATCAGCGATGATTAATAACTCCCAGTCTTTGAATGTCTGGCCAATGACAGAATTAACGGCCCTCAATAGTTTCTGTTCCCTATTCTGAGCCACACCCGGATAACTAGCAAGCCTCGATGGCATTATTATACTAAACTGGGGCATTCTGTGGATTCTGTGCTACAAATTGTTCGTATTCTGCTTGTTTCTCAGAATTAATCTGCCGGATATATTCTAAAGTCATTTCATTAACTTTCTGTTTTATTAATTTTACATCTAAATCATAAAACCAGGGTTTTTCATTTATATTCTCAAGATCCTGGAAAATAGCCTCAAAGTTTTCCCATAGTGTTCGCGCATAAAGCGTAGTATTGCCTTGAGAGATTATAAATCGTATATCAGCCTCATTATATCCTCTAAACGGGTTAATTGAATTCTTTATCCGAATTTCTTTAAGTTTTTCCGGCTGATCAAAATAGAGTTTCTCATTAATATCATCTTCGATTTTTGCAATCGTTGAAGTTGAAGCGCCAGAATCCTTTGCTGACTTCAGATCCATCATAAGTGTAGTAAGAGTCTTAAATTTAAAGTCTCCAGGGAATATATGTTGAACAATTAAACCATTTTTTAAATCAGTAAATGTTGCTATGTCCCGAACAACAAACTCCCATACGGCAGAATAATGTTGTGCAAAAGGGTTGAGTGTATCATAAAGGTTATCTTCGCCTTGGATAGATTCTGTTGCCGTAATTGATACCTGAGAACGCGTAAAACGATCTACATTAAACATCAGTTCATAAGTCGTCTGCTTTAAGTATTCAAGATATTCCTTTTGAAAGTTCAATAAATCAATAGGTGGATATTTATAAACTAACATCTTCTCAAGATCCATAACTTTCGAGTAATCGACATCCTTACCTCTCGGCAATGTAAGAGTTATAATATCTTGAACGCCCTTATGAACTTCTTGCTGACCTGTTCCATGACACACTGAACAATCAGTATGATCAGGCATTTTACCATGATTACAACCTGGTTCATCACAAGGACTGACATACATAAATCTCTGAGCAAATGCTATCATTGCACATGACATATCGAGTTCCGAATCTATCTTTAAAGATTTTTCCAGATAACCCATAACATCATGAAAAACCGAAACAAATGTTCGCCCTTTAGTCTGTGTATCTCTACGATATCCAAATCTTATAGCAGGAACTTTCTTATTCTTTGGAGTGAAGTATTTAATCTCATAAATTATAGCGTTTATTTCAACTGTCTGCCGATTATCGTCAAGAATCTTATTTGCAACCTGATCTAAGACGATAGTATCCATGCCAAGATATATAGTATATTTTACACCTTCTTTCTCTTTATTGCCATCCATATATTTATTTGGAAGTTTTACAACTAGATATTCAAGTATCTCATTTTTATACTCAAACATTATAGATTGTTTTGAATCAGCAACAAAAGGATAAGGACTTGCTTTCTCAATATTTGGATCAAAATCATCAAATTCAGTTACTAAGAATGCATTCGGATCGATATAATTATAATCAATAAAAGCATATTCAAGATATTTCTCAAGTGATTTATCGCCCCAATATTTCTTAATAAAGACCTCAAGTTCTGATTTTTTCTCTTCAGATTTACTCTCAAAGTCGATCATTCTTACTGTTGGCTTTGTCTTGATAGCTTTCTGGAATGGCCATTGAGTACTATTAACTACTGGCGGGATAATACTTCGATAAATGCGCTTTATCTGATCAAATTCCTCTTCTGATACAGCTTTCTCGATCTTCTTTAGTTCAGATTCTATATTATCGCCTGATTTATATTTGTAGTATTTATCCGCAAGATCAGTTACCCGGGTATAATCTTCATGCCTCAAATTATCTTTAATAATCTTCTTCAGTAACTCTAACCCTAAAATTTTATCCATTATAATATGTTTTAAATAACTCAACCTGTAAATAATCCGCCGTATCGCTCATGTGACCATATTTCTGATATTTATCTCCTGTCTCTTTATCCTCAACAATATGTTTATCCTTAGTCCCATCCAGAGCTTGTTTAACATACATATAATCATTTATCAGATAATGACAATTCTCATCAATAATGATTTTTATCGGAAGTTTGCCTTCAAATTCTTTATTCACAAAATCTCTTCTTAAAACTAATGAAGGATTACTTATTAAAGTCCTATCTGAATCATTTACCAGATATTTATATAATTTATATTCCACAACTTCATAATGATGCCGGAAATCAGTCTTTGCAGCCGAAACATGGCGCGCATGTCCAGAAGCATCACCATAATAGAATAATCCGGCTTTATGATTCGGGTATCTTAATTTAAACTCTTCACAAACTTCTTCAGTTGAATTACGCGGATTTTCTAACGCAATCTCATCGACGCATCTTAACTCCCAAATTCCATTATCATTAATGACTTGCCATATCGAAGCTGAGTTATAAGGAACTGAGTTTTGATCAAACGAAATGTGAATAGGTAAACTTGAATCATATTTTACTATACTTACATGCTTTAATCTATCAAATGATGAATAAAATTCACCACCTGTTGTTACAAATGGATTTGCATAGATCAAAGCCTTACCGCGTTCTTCTGAATTATTCTGCAAGATATTATCAATATAGTTCTGCCCTACATTATGAACATTATGATATGTTGAACTTATAACAGCTTTTTTATCTCCGAACTCTTTTTCAAAGAATGTCTTATCTGAGTAAATATTTGCTGAAATTTCATTAATATAATTCTCAAGTTCAAACCATTCAGCGATCCAGGGAGTTTTAGCCGGCGAAGTTGAAATATACATCGGATTCCATTGTTGTGATTGTTCTCCGGTATTCATTATTTTGCCATCGACAAGAAACATTCCCGGTTGACGCAAACGTGATAGAATAATCTCTTTAACATCTTCTTCACGCGAATCTTTCGTTTCATCAAGTATTGCCCAACCCATTTCTTTACCTGAGTGCATTACAGCATTATCTAGAGAACCAGTAAAGATTAGTCCTCCATTACAGAATGATACAATATTATTAAACCTGTCAAAATTACGTCTACATTTAGTCCAATGACCCGGAGGTTCCTTCCCTGAAGTATATGTTCCTGAAGGATTTTCTCTCGACCATTCTGTAACTCCTGTCGAGGCCCAGTATTCCCGAATACGAAAGAGTGTTGATGTATTAAGTTGATCATAAGTATTTGCAAAGATACCTCCTTTAACTTCCGGAAAAGCTGAAATTAAATGTCTCGACAAAACTCCGTCTAAAAATGTCTTACCGCTTCCAACGCCTGCCAAGAATAAGTTTATCCTTGCTATTGAAGTAAGAATAGACATCTGAGGGCGGGATATAATTTGCTCAATGACCATTTAATTTTATTTCTATTGTAGGCAATAATGAAATCGGTTTGTCATCACTTGTTATGTCTGCCTTTTTGGGTAATACATAAGCGAATAATTTTGAGCAAGAATCAAGATA